CTCTTTGGTTGACAGGCCTACCATTCCTATTCCAGCGTTTAACTTTATGATCTTGTTGATCACGGTGACCAATTGGTCTGGACCGTCCACCAAGCTCGTTAGAATATCGCCGGACGTTGAATAGCTGAGTTTTGACCTATTGTCTTGGAGCTGGGCGCACCAAGCTTCAGCGTAATTTGCGCCGTTTCGCTTAGTTAGCAAATCTGGCGAATCTATAGCTTTGTCTATCGCTTTGACTGCTGAGTTTAAGTCCTGTACCTTTTCTGATATTTCGTTCATCCAACGAAGTTCACGGTCGAATATGAAGACCGTCATGGAACTGTTGTCCTTTTCGTAAACGAATTTCATTAACGTAGGTTCAATGTCTTCTATGGCAACCCCTCCGTCATCGTCAGCTACGATTCTGTGAGCTTCTCCAGGTTCGAGAGTGAACTCCTCAAATGGAAAGTTTTCCAAGAAAGGGTATTTCTTCTTGACCACATAGGTTTTTTGGCTCATTGAACTTACCACAGGTGAACTTTTCTTCTATTTATTTAGTACTATAAAACCTAAAATGGGTTCGTACGTAGAATAGGAACATGAGCTTAACTTTAGAACAACAGATCAAGTCGTTGGACTTGAAGCAGAACGCTATCAAGATCCTCATCAACTCCTTTTACGGAGCCTTCGGAAACAGGTATTTTTACTTCCACAACAACGACATCGCACGGTCCATCACCCTTCAGGGTCAGGATCTTATCAAATTCACAATCAAAGCGATAAATCACTACTTTCGAAATCGATGGCACCTCGACACGGAGCTTCACGAGAAACTCGGACTTGTAGGTCACGTAGTGCAACCGATAGAAAGTGATTCAGCTATTTACACTGACACCGACTCGGTTTACTCGTGCATCGAGTATGCCATCAAATCAGTGCAAGGTATCGAGATGGACGACACGAAAGCTTTGGAAATCTGCTTGGCTATCAACAAGTACAGGCTAGACGATTACTTCAAAGCAGCTTTCGAAAAGTACGCCAATCACTTTCACACGAAAAACCGTTTGGTCTTCGAATTAGAAAACGTTTCCAGGGCAGGCATCCTAGTTGCAAAGAAAAAGTACGTTTTTGAGGTAGCTACCAAGGGCTCGAAAATTCTAGACAAACCGGTCCTAATGATCAAGGGCTTGGAAGCTATCCAATCGTCTTACCCTATATGGGCAAGAGAAAATCTTAAAAAGATCTACTGGATCCTTCTAGATAAGGGTTACGACCTTGATCTCGAAAAGGATCTCATTCCTGTCATGCAGGAAATGAAAAATGAGATGGACACCATGCCTATCGACAGCATAGCTTTCAACTTCAACGTTCGAGTTTATGAAGAACACGTGAAGAGTTTGAACCCTCTCATCATTGGAACTGGCATGCCGATTTACGGCAGAGCAGCAGCCTACCACAATCACGTAATCACCAAGACTGAGAACCAAAAGTACGCGATGATTCGCGGCGGATCAAAGATTAAATTTTACTACTGCGATCCCAACAATAACGATTACGATTTTGACGTGTTTGCGTACGTTCCGGGAGTGTTTCCGGATTTTGCCGTACCGACCGATCGTGAACAGCAATTTTTCAGGCTGATCGTAGAACCGATCAACAAGCTTCTCTTAGCCATGGGTTTTTCTGAAATCAACTCAAAACTGACGCGTCACGTTGAGATGGTAAGGTCTCGCAGCAGAGCAAAGAACCCAAAACGAGAAGACCTCTACCCACTTTACGTCGTGAATTCGGAAACTCTTGAATTCGAAGAGATTCCGGAAACCGTTCAGGATTTCGTCGGAAACCCGGAAGCTCAGATACCTGACGATCTATTTCCGACTTTCATATCGGTCATAAGTCTCTACGGACTTTCCACGGTTATCGTGCCAAAGCCAGAACTTCAGAAGTACCGCGAGCGAATAGCAAAGAAGAAAGGCATAGAAGTAGAAGATCCGTTTGCTATCCATTACGACGAGATGGCTAAAGTTCTCAGAGAAAATGGCTGGGAAACTTCTTGGAGCGATGATAATTGGGTAAAATCTAAAGCCAAGAACAAGGAAGCTAACACCGGCATCTCAACCAAGTCAGCGTATTCACGAGTAATGAAAATCTTAGCTAAGAAAGTAACCGTTTTTAGCGAAGCTGAACTTGAGGAAATGAAAGAAGCTGGCGAAATCAATTAATTATTTCTAAATGAACCGCGACGAAGTAGTAGATTTTGTCAAGATAATACTCAGAAAGAGGTTTCACGACAATTTCGAAAAGCAGCAGATAGACGACAGCAACGATCGAAAGCTGAACTTTGCCTGTCCGATATGCGGGGACTCTCACAAAAAATCTTCGAAGAAAAGAGGTAACCTCTATTTCGATACCGAAGCGTACAAGTGTTTTAACGACGGCTGCATGGCTTACATGTCGTTGGGAGAGTTCGTTTCGAAGATGAGCCGAGAGCACGGAATAATGCTTCCGAGCTTCGCAGCGGACTTTGAGTACAAGCCGGTTAGAGTAAAACGAACCGAGAACCAGCTCTTGCGCTTTCTAACGTCTGACACGACTGAGCTCGTAACGATCTCCGAGATCATCAACCGGTTCAACTTAGTGAGGTTAGACCAAGCCGAGAACAATCCAAGAGCGATAGAATACATCAAAAGCAGAAACCTTGACCTTATCGAGGATTTCGGGGACTTCCTGTATGCTGATTCTTCAGACAATAAAGTACTTATCTTCAATTTTGATCGTCGTTCTGGGAAGCTCCTAGGGCTATCCATAAGGAGTTTAGACCCAAACGCTGAAAGAAAGTACATCATAAAGTCCTACACCGACATTGCTCTCATATTCTTGCAGCGCGAGATCGACAAGGAACTCGTTGACGATGCGAATTACTTGAACAACTATTTCAACATCTTGAACGTCGATTTTTCCAAGCCGTTGTGCCTGACCGAGGGTCAGTTCGATGCACTGTTCATCCGAAACTGCATAGCAACCACCGGAGTTACTAAAGCGCGAAGCATACTTCCATCGTTGGGAGCAAAAGGTAAGATTCGAATCCTTTTCGACAAGGACAAAGGTGGTCAGGACGAGATGATGAATCTCATAAAACAGGGTTATTCAGTTCTTCTGTGGAACAAAATCATCGATGATCTAAAGAAGAAAGTGTCAGACCGCTCTGATCTCATAAAACTCACGAAGATAAAGGACATAAACGACCTGTTTAATTTCCTAAAGGTCAGGCAACCAGCGTTGACAGTCAATGAATTCAACGATTTTTTGGACGGTTACTTTAGTGATAGCGTGTACGACATAGCTTTCCTATAAATATCTTCGTGAAACCACGCGAAGATAAGGGCATAAAATCCTTCCTAAAACCTCGAAACGGAGAAAACCGGCCACGGCAAGGCTACTTTCGTCCAGCTAACCCAGAAAAGTACATGGGCGACATCAATAAGATAATCTTTCGTAGCTCTTGGGAATTCAAATTTTTGAAGTGGTGCGATCTTAGTCCAACTATTGTTAAGTATTCCAGTGAACCCATCGGAATCATTTACCACAATCCGTTGGACAAAAGACCCCACCGGTATTACGTTGACTTTTACATAATAGTGAAGGACCCTAACGGCAACGAGTACAAGTACTTGGTGGAAGTAAAGCCAAACAAATACATAAACCCACCGAAGAAACCTGATCGAATGACTGACAAAGCTACCGCTAACTACGTGTACGCAGCAAAGCAGTACATTGTTAACCAGGCTAAGTTCGAAGCAGCTAAGAACTTTGCTTCTCAGAAAGGAATCAAGTTCGGCATCATTACCGAAAACTTTCTGTTCAAATCGATATAAAATACTTCATGAAGAATAAGATAGTCAATGATTTCATAAGGATAGGCTCAGTACCATCGTTTACCGAAGAGGGCAAACCTTACTACTTTGACGATGACTGCATTCCCTATGCTTACTACCGTTTAGTTCCAGGGTACATTTACACGTTCGTATCGTCCAAGACCATGGAAGAAGATGAATTACCTTCGCTTGACGAGTACCAAACAAGCTCTACCAAATCAGTAAAACCGTACTTTGACAGACGACCGATCATCTTATCGTTGGGCCAAGAGGGTCCAATGGAAGTCGGCCTTAACTTGAAACTGCTGCCGCTTAGCGTTCGTCACTGGTTCCTGTCCAAGTACTACAAGATTCTCAGCACTCTGATAGAAAAGTCAGAGGATGAGGACGGAAAATTCATCAATTTTAGAGATAGAATGAAACTTCCGGAAAATTCGATGCTAAAAAACATCAACCGAAACTTCATCACTCAGATAGGTGAGCAGAATAACATCAATTTTAAGTTCCTGGTTGATAAATATACCAGAGGTGAGATGAGTAACAAACTAGCAATCATCGATTGGGAGCAAGCAGTAAAGCTTCCGAAATTGAGTTACGTAACAGATGGTTCAGTATTAACAAAAACTCCGATCTCGTACTTCTTGACAAAATTTACTTCATAATACATGGCAGGATTTTTAGAAGGTAACCCTATGCGATCGCTCAAGTCTAGGTTGACTGAGCTTAGCAGGTTCGGTCTAAAGTACGACGATCTCCTGATAAAGAACTCTCAAGCGATAGGTTTTATCGAAAGTCAGCTCAGCGGAGCTGCCGGCTTTGCGTCGGACGATCTCATGAGAGCTACGTTAGCTCTGTCGGACACTACTTCTTCGATAAAAACGAAAGCGATCGCTTTTTTCCAACTCGATTACATTTCAAAAAGAGAGCGTCTTCGCGACATTGCTTCCAACGGTGAGATAGAATTCATCCTGGAAACCATAACTGACGATGCTATCGTTTTTGACGAGGACAATCGATTCTGTTACGCAAACGATTTGGTCGGTGAGATGCAGTACTTGGGAGACAACAAGAAAAATCGTTTGGATTACCAAGAGCGCATCATAAACTCTTACCAAGCTGCATTTTCAAAGATTTACAGTCGTTGGGGATTTGACCAGGGAATTTCAGCTTGGCAATACTTTTACCAGTGGCTCATCGAAGGTCACCTGGCTTTCGAAATCATCTATGATAACATCGATAAACCTACTGAGATCATCGGGTTCAAAGAACTCGATCCAGCTTCTCTATATCCTATACTTAAAAAAGATAACGAGGGAAAAATCGTTCTTCAGTGGACTCAAAGAGACCCTATCACGAAAAAAGATCGTCAGCTGAACGATTCGCAGATCATCTACTTGTCTTACTCAAATCACATGAGAACGAAGCGCGTAAGCTTCGCCGAACGTCTAGTAAGATCGTTCAACATGCTGAGGATAATCGAGCACTCCAAGGTCATCTGGCACACAATGCATGCACCTATTCGTTTGGTAACAACCGTTCCGATCGGAACCAAGTCAATGCAGAAAGCCAAGGAAGACGTACGAGAGTTCGTTAACACTCTAAAAGAAGACATTTACTTTGACGGTGAATCCGGAGAATTGAGAGTTGACGGAAAACCTAACATCTTGTTCTACAAGAACTACGTCGTTCCGGCCAACGATCAGCAACAGCAAGTAAAGATCGAACCGCTAGAGTACCAAGGTCCTAACCTGTCAGGTTCGGAATTATTGAAGTACTTTACCGAAAAACTAAAGCAGGATTCAAAGATCCCGGCGTCTAGGTTTAGCGAAGGTGGCGGAATATTCACGCTTACGTCCGAAGGTATTTCCAGAGAAGAAATCCGTTACAACAAGTTCATCAAGCGGTTAAGGTCTGCTTACCAGGAACTCATAACCAAACCTCTGTACCTGCAAGTCTGCATGGACGTTAAGGAACTAAGAAACGACCAGAAATTCAAAAACTCGGTCGGAGTTATTTGGTACGATGATAACGTGTTCGAGGAAATCAAGAATCAGGATCTTCTCAACAAGAGAATCGCAGCCATCAACGCCCTCAAAGCTATCACGGACGATCAGAACAGGCCGTACTTCTCCTCAGACTTTCTCGTCAAGGAATACCTCAAGCTCAGCGACCAAGTCATCCAAAAGAACAAGGATTACCTTGCAAAATCCGGCGGAAAAACTTCAGAAGGTCAGGACGCTGAGGTTACTTTGCCTGCACCAGCAGGCCCAGGAGCTCAGCCTGAAGAACCAGCAGCACAGGCCGGTCCAGAAAAAGAAACAGCTAGCGAACTTGCACCTCCTGGCGGAGGATTGTAAAGTGGGAGCAAAGAAACAAGGCAAAAAAGGCAGGACGAAATACACGTTCTGCCATTTTTATGAGTACTACTTAAATAAGTTGTGGAAACTTAAGCAACCTAACCACGTTATCAAGAACGAACCGTTAGTCTTCGTAAAGAACCGCGAACGTTCTCTTACCGTTGATAGAAACGTCCAGTCCTAATCCTACCTTGAACATATCGCCAGCGTCGTCAAGCGCGAAAGCGGTTGGCACCACTTCGTTGATCTTTGCAAGCATCACGTAATTCTGTATCTGTTCAGCTGCTTCTTTTTCTAAGATGTCAATAGGGTAACCTTCGAATTCGAACAGGTACTTGGTGACGTCTAACCCAAAGTTTGGCTCTCCCAAGACTTCTCCCTTTCTCGTCAGAATTGTCATTCTTACCTGAGAGACCGTATTTTCGATGTCGTTTGTCGACTCAAAAATGTCCGATTTGTAATTAGGATCGTCAGTACCTCTGAAATAAAAATCTCTCATCTTAGAAGTGAACTAGGTAAACCCAGTCCGGTGTATTTTCGCCCTTCATCATGTCTAACACAGCTTGAAATTCTGCGTCAGCTTTCGTAACGAAGGTATTGTAATTCGGTCTAACTCCACCAGGTAAATTGAAGTCAAAACTGGTCAAGAGTTCTCCCAACCTAACCTTTGCTTTTGCCCTTACGTACCTTTGGAACATTTCGTCCTCGTAAAGGTACTGTTCCTCTATCTTCTTGCTTACCTCAACTACCATCTTGCTTGGAGTTCTGCCCTTTACGGTTATGCTCTTTGTGTTCTTGTTGTAATCGTAAGCTACTGTGTCAAGAACAAAGTTTTTGGTGATGTCTAGGAACGAAAAGATAACTGTTCTGTACACGAGAGATTCTCCGATAAATGGTGTAAGAAATAATTCGGACCCGATAAATTTCTGATCGGAAAAGTCCTGGTCTATCGTTCCAAACATCGAAGAACCCTTAGGTTCTTTAACTTGGTGAACGAATTGGACGCAATCCGGCATTCGTATGGTTCTAGTTCTCTTGTACTGATCGCTTGACAAAAGTTCGTTAGGAATGAGAATGTACCGAGGCTCAACCGCGTGTCTCCAGTTATCGTAAAAGAACCGTTCCGCGTTTATGATGACACGTTCTATTTCCTTATCCGGTATCGAGTAAGGAAGAGCTTGTGCTAATGTTAGTTCCTGCTTTATGTCAAGTGCTAGTTCGACTCTAGTCATTTACGTTAGTGTTTTTACGCTGTCGCTGGTGCAGCTGGTGCTTGACCTGGAGTAACTCCTCCTATCGATTGCTGAGCGGTTGGTGCTGTTGCTGCCTGAACAGTAGGAGCAACCGTTGTCGTCTGAGTAGTAGCGGCAGCCGCTGCAATCACCTGGTTAAGAGCTTCTCGCTTGGTCTGCAAGTCTTTTTCCTTAGCAGCTAAGTCTGTGTAGAACTTTTCCTTAAAATCGTTAAGTTCACGTTCCGCTGCGGTCACAACGCTCTGCAAGTTTGCTATCTCATTGGAATCAGCTTCGTTAACTTTCGAGTAATCAGGTTCGTTAGTTTCTAACTGTGTTAGGTCAGCTTTCTTTACCTGGTCAACGAATTTTTCTTTCTTTCCGGGATCAACGTTATTGCCCTTTAGGGCAGTTTTTGGATCCTCCAGAACGTCAGCTTTGCTAAATTGGTCGAAGGACATGATTTTATCTGTCATCTCGTATCGGTACTTTTTCTTATTTATCCCTTTGTTCTTCTATGTACTCAGTGAAGGTTTTCACGTGCTTGGTAGGCGATTGTTCTTCGCGAACTTGAACTATTGGATTGGTCATAAAATCCCACCGTGAAATCGGTTGAGAGTTTGTCCATTGGTTAGGTATTCCTCCAAAGTTCAAGCTTATCTGAGATGGCTGAACGTTAAAATCGTACTGATTCGGTGTTTCGAAAGAGTCCGCCGGGATAGCGTACGTTCCTCCTGCCTCTTCTGTAACTATCTTCCATATCTTTTCCGGATCTATTCCTTCAGGAATTCCTCTCTTAAAAGTTTCCTTGTCTCTGTTCTTTATAGCTTCTCGCATTTTCGTTCCAGAAATCTCTTGAGTTCTTTCTGTCTGGTACCTGTTTGCCCCAGCTAAGTTACCTGCGAACTTGTCTATAGTTTTGAACCGATTCATATCCTCAGGTAGAGCATAAACGTTTACCTCAAAATCCGAAGCATCTTCTCTAGCTCCAAGTTCAGAAACGAACTTGAACGCTTCTTTGACCGGCGAACCGTCAGCTAAGTGAACGAACACGTCTTGACGATCCCTTTTACCTGGTTTGAAGTACTCGTACAGAATGTTTACAGCCATATCTCCGGTAACTCCGTCCATCTCAACCGGCGATACGAACACGTGAGTTTCGTAGTTCATGTCAGCTATTCCCTGAATCACGCCAAAGTGACCTAGGTGCGGCGGTTTGAACTTTCCTGCAAGTATTCCTATCTGTTTGGGCTGTTTCTGTTCCATAGTTACACCTTTAAGTTCTGAGCTGCTCTTATCAAGCACTCTGCCATGTAATGGGTGCACTCGCGAAGGAACGATTCGTATGTTTGGTTGGGATCCTCTGACGTTTCAAAAACTGTCGCTTCCTGAATCAGAACTTCGTCGCACATTCTCTTGATCGCAATCTTTGCTTTTTCTGACAGAGCATCGGGGTAATCGCTGCATCCCTCGCAAGGTTGAACCATTTCTTCAGGTTCTTTTAGCATATCATCTTCGTTTACTTCTTCCGTTTCGGCCTGCTGCTCGAAATCTGAAAAACTTTCAAAGACGTAACCTTTTTCTTTATCGCTATTAGGATTGCGTTTGGTTGGCATTTCTCGTTCAATTATTTTGCCCTGATCATCTGGATCAGTTAAGTTAACTTCAGATTTCTTTGAGCTAGGTTCTTCTAAAACCTGGTTAGGACCGGTGATTTCTTCAACTGGTCCTAATCTACGCATAAGAAATTTAGGAAGTGAGTACTTTCCGAACTTTCCCATTAAACTCAGCTATTTATGATTATTTATACGGACCGGCCGGTTTACCTGGGTCCTCTGGAAGTTTTAGTTGGCTGAGAATAATTTTGAGTCGGTGTGCGAGAAGGCTGAGCATTTCGAGGTTGTGATTTTGGCGCTTCGTAAACCGGGTTCGTACGAATAGGACTTCTTTCCGCTGGTTTGGAATAGGTTGGCGGAGTCCGGTACGCTGGACTCGTGTATTCGTTCTTGTTTCTGGGTTGCTGGTATGTTGGTGGATAATACCTAGTTGGCTCAGTTCTAGTAGGTTTTGTGTAAGTAGGTTGAGGTTTTGGTTTTTCCTGAACTCTCTGCGGTTGCTTAGGCTGCTCCTGAACGCGTGGCTGAGGTTTAATCGTTCGTCCAGTTGGTGAGCCTGTTGATTTTCTAGGTCCATAGTACCAACCGTTGTTGTTCCAATCACCGTTGTACCAATCGTGGTGCTGGTGGTGATCCCATGCACTCCAGCGATAGTAAGGGTACCAGCCGTAACTGTACCTGTAAAAATCGTAGTAAAATGGATCGTAATAAGGGTTGTAAAAGTTGTAGTAGTACGGCTGATACCAGTAATAACCATAGTAAGTGTAGCGAATTGGCTCCTGGTAGAAGTAAAACTGGTACGTCGGAGTTACATACTCAACCGGCTGAGGTTCTTCTTGAACGACGTACGTTTCAGTAGGAGTTTTTGATACCTGGACTACCTTCGGCGAGCAGCCGAATGATAGAATAATTGACAATATTACTAAAAAGGCGAGTGTTCTCATGTTGGCGTTCTTTTTGCTTAGTTATTTAACAGCAAAAAGTGTGCCAAGGTGAAAATTAGTACCTTCCGAGTTTCAAAGATAAGTCTAACGCGAAACCGTTTAGAAAATTAACGTTAGTTGTGTACCGATACGACGGCCCAACCGAAATTCTGAACCCATCGACTACGTTTATCTCGGCTCTAGCACCGACTATCGCTATAAAAAAATACTCTGGGTACCCAGGAAGAGAAGTGCTGTAGTAACTCCACCAGCCGTTGTCCTCCTGCCACTTGTAGGTTAGTAACCCACCGCCAATTGTGATCGGAAAGGTCAAGTGAAGCGGAAACGTTGGCAGTAAAGTTGGCTCGATTAGCACCCCAGCATACCAACAATACCTTCTCATCTGGTAATTGTTTATTCCAGGAGGTGGAGTGAACTGGGAAATTTCTTCTCCGTCGGATTTTAACAGAAAAGCTCCAGTCAGACCAGCTGAAAATGATCGATTCACCGTCATGCCTATTGTTCCGCCGAGACCTCCAGCGAGGTGTTCGTTCACGTAATAGAGCGATCCGTCGAAGGAAACGTATGCATTGACTCTTTGCCCAGAAGGATCGCTGCGAAATAGAGTATGAGATCCTTGTTCGGTTTGACCAAAGGAAATTGACGCAAAGAATAAAAAAGCTATAAGTGCAAAAATTCGAAGTTTCATAACAAAAATAGTATTAGTCCAACTATAATCAGGAAGAATACTATACTCAAAAAAATTGCAACTTTCCCATAATCGAACCGGTAGTACACTCTGTACCCTGGACCAATGATGCCATTATTTCCTGACACCGAGTAAAATTTGCGAACAAATCTTTTCCACAAGGATGGTTTTCTTTCCCAAGGCAACCTATTTAAGTTAGCATGTTTCATTTCTGTATGATTAGGGTGTCACCAAACTCACTTTTCGTGATGACTAGGTGATCACCAGGCCGAACATTACTGTCAATATAGGCTTCGGCAATGACATCCTCTAGGTGTGTCTGAATAGCTCTCTTTAGAGGACGCGCTCCGAATTTTGAATCGTAACCCTTGTCGATCAAGAATTCCTTTGCTTCTTCGGTTAGCTCGAACGAGTACCCATTTTCGGAAACTCTGTTCTGTAGGTCGACCAGTTCGATTTCCACGATTGACCGTATGTGTTCCTTAGCCAACAAGTTGAAAGTTATGATGTCGTCAATACGGTTGATGAATTCCGGGGGGAATTTTCTGCTGACTTCTTTCCTGAGAACATCGTTAGCTGCTTCTCTCTGTTGTTCTACCGACTTGGTAGCAAAACCTATGCCCGTTCCAAAGTCCTGAAGGACTCTAACCCCTATGTTCGACGTCATGATGATGACTGTGTTCTTAAAGTCAACCGTTTTTCCCTGGCCGTCAGTCATTCGGCCGTCGTCCAGAACTTGCAGAAGAGTGTTGAAGATAGCTGGATCAGCTTTCTCGATCTCATCTAGCAGAATGACAGAGTAAGGACGCCGGCGAACCTTTTCTGTTAACTGACCGCCACTTTCGTAACCTACGTATCCTGGAGGAGCTCCGTTCAACCGACTGGTCGTGAACTTTTCACTGTACTCGGACATGTCTATGCGAATCAGAGCATCTTCCGATGAGAATAGGTATTTAGCAAGCTGCTTTGCTAGTTCGCTTTTCCCGACTCCGCTCGGTCCGATGAACAGGAAAGTTCCGATGGGTTTTTTCTTTGACTTTAAGCCGGCCCTCGATCTTTTTATAGCTCTAGTTAATTTGTGAATGGCATCGTCCTGTCCGACTATTACTTTTCTGAGAGAAGGTTCCATTGAGGAAAGTTTCTCTATCTCGGTTCCAGTCATCCGGTTGACAGGTATGCCTGTGATCGTTGAGACAAGGTCAGCGATGTCACCATCAGTCACAGATAAGCGATTTTCGGTCTTAGCAAGCGATTTTTCCCAATCGCTCTTTGCTTTTGTTATCTGATCTGCTGCTTCGAGAGCTTCGTCCCGTAGCTTGGCAGCCGCTTCGTAATCCTGGGAGTCAACAGCATTCTTTTTCTTCTTCAGAATGGCAGTCAGCTTGTCCTCAAGCTTTTTCATCTTGTCCGGAACGACAACGCCGTTCACGTGAACCGTTGCGCCAGCTTCGTCCATTAGGTCAATTGATTTATCCGGTAAGAACCGGTCAGCTATGTACCTTTCGCTCAGAGTAACGCACGCGTCCAAAGCTTCAGCATCGTACTTAACTGCGTGGTGATCCTCGTACTTGCTCTTTATGTTTTCGAGGATTATTCGAGTCTCTTCGGCTGTCGTTGGGTTGACCATTATCTGCTGAAACCTACGGTTCAGGGCCCCGTCCTTTTCGATAGAAAGTCTGTACTCTTCAGTCGTTGTTGAACCGATGCACTGGATCTCTCCTCTGGCCAAAGCGGGTTTTAATATGTTAGCTGCATCAAGCGATCCGCTAGCTGCGCCTGCTCCGACGATAGCGTGAACTTCGTCGATGAACAGTATGATGTTTCCTGATGACTGAACTTCCTGGATGATCTGCTCCATGCGTTCCTCAAACTGACCGCGGTACTTCGTACCGGCGACCAAATTTGCAAGCTCAAGAGCAACTATTCGTTTTCCGAACAGTGCTCTGGAACAGGTTCGGTTGACTATTCTCATAGCCAAACCTTCAACTATCGCAGTTTTTCCAACTCCTGGTTCTCCGATCAGCAAAGGGTTGTTCTTTTTTCTTCGGGAAAGGATTTGGCTGCACCGCTTTATCTCTTCTGCTCTTCCGACTACCGGGTCCAATTTTCCTTCAGCTGCTAGCTGGGTTAGGTCCTTACCGAACGAGTCAACCAGTGGAGTTTTAGTTGCTGGAGATGGTTGTTTTGTTTGCGACATCTGTTTCATTTTGTTTAATCCCACCAGCCCTTCATACCAGAGCCGTCGAACCATTTATACCAACGGTTCTCATCTTTTTTCTCTTCCTCAGTCAAATTTTCTTCGACTTTTTTGTAGTCTTCGTAGTTCTGCCCGTGAAGTATCTCGAAGAGCTCTTTCCAGGTGTCTTTTTCCAACTTTCTGGACAGTGCATAGATCTCAGCATTATCTTTCTCTTCCTGTTCGGTAGCTTTTGACACAACTTTCGTCCAGTTTGGATTCTTTTCATCGCTTTCGAAAGAAATCCAATCGGACACTTTTTTACCGAGCTGTTCTTCAGCTACGCTGACAAAATCATCCTCAATGTGATAGTTTAGGATCTCTACAGCACGACGCATCTTTTCGATCTTCTTTAGGCGAGATTCGTCAACTTCGTGACCGTACTTTTCGATATAGTCTGCAGTTGTTGTGATGTTCGTGCGAAGGAGTCTGAGAGCTCCGTGAGTGTCCCACGGATAAGTGTGCCAAAGGTCCTTTCTGTAAGTTCTCAGGTTCTTAAGAAAGCGAGGCACGTCGTACCTCAGGCAATCCCAAGCCTTCCAAAACCACCTCTGACGATTGCGTAAGCGCTTTAGGCTCTTTGCGAAAGTGCCGGTTAGTACAACGTCCATGTGATGTTTCCTTTATTTTATTTACCTTCAGCATCTTCGATTTGCTTTTCTTCGATTATGCCCTTGAGAAAGTTTCGGATGTTCGTTCGAACTTCGTACTTTAACCTTCTACGGTACCTGTGAGCTTCGGTGTTAACGATCTCCATCAGGTAATTGTAAGAAGATTCCATGAACCACTGAGAGTGAAACCCACTGTGATTGTGGATCGACACCATGTGATCCTTAGTATCGTGGTACAAGGTGAACAGCATGCGTTCTTCGACTATCAAAACTTCGCCAGTTATCTTATCGTAAAGAATCTTCTCTGGGTGTTTCTTTACTGTCATGACAACAAGATCGAAAACGTCCTTTTGTTCAGAATTAAGAAGCTTAAGCGCATGGTTTCTTTCAGATTCTTTACGTTTCTGACGAGTCCTTACGTTCATTCGCTTTATCTGATAGCTGAAATATCGTGTTACCGGATTTTTCATTGCTTTTAGTTCTAAGATACTATACCAAACTTATCGTTTTCCGGACAGTAACCGAAATATGTCTGCATCCGTTATTGTTAGCTTTTGAGGAAGGTCAAACTCTTCGAAGTTCTCGCTTACTCGGAGTTCTTCAACGTGCTTCCAAAGGCTAGGAACGTCGTAACATATAGGGTTGTTCTTCTCGTCAAACGCTTGCAGCGGAGTCTCGCTAGCAGTTCTCTCGTAGAGGTACCAGCCTATCCAATCTCCGCCAGTCTTTCCGTAGTACGCGTTTAGAGCTAAGTTCAGAGCAATCATCCATCCTTCCTCGTACTCTATCAGGTCTATGCCCAACTTTGCTGCCTCTACTCCGCGTTCTCCCTGAACTTCTATAGCTCGTATTATCGCTTTGAATACTTCAAGTTTCATCCCAAATCAATTTTAGGTTTAGCCAATAATTTTTCCTTAAAATCCTCAAGAGCAGTTTCCAAACCAGCGGCAATGAGAAGTTCCAGGTCGCCAGGGCCGGATATCGCTTTGTTCTTATGTGCTATCGCTAGGGACTGCACTATCGCGCTAGCGTATTCCTGGCTAAGCTGCGGTATGTTCAATTCTTTCTTAGTGTCTTCCATTTAGGTGATTGATTATTTTGTCGGCGCAGTCAGACAACCTGGTGTTTACCTCTGCCCAATCGCCGAATACCCACACGTGGTGATTTTTCGTTATGTACGGGTACTCTTCAGTCATCTCTTCGAACCACCGTCCCAAGTTAAGATCATCTATCGCGATCCATTCTTCGACAGATTCGTGGTTCTGCTGTAGCCACCGTGCTATCTGGTAAGCTCTGTCCATGTCAAGCCAGGAACTAATCTTGGCTTTTTGAGTATCTGTTACCCCTATCACGACCGGAGGAATGCCGTAGTGCTCGAATACCGAATTTAGTTGATCCACTGTGAAGTGTTTCTTCCAGTCAGAGCTGACAATGACCTTAGCATCGGTTTCTGTGATTATCTCTGCTAAAACTTCGCACTGGTCCTTTTCCCAACCGTACGGTATCGTGAGGTCTTCGGAGATTTTCACCGACCCATCGTCCCAGGTTCCATAAGATAGCGGCCCGTCGATGTCCACGAATATCACTTTCATTTGTTTCGCTCTTCTATTATTTCTGCCCACCTATCGTCCGCTCTTCTCCAAAGGTTTACAAATAAGGACGAATAGTGAGCAGGAAACATTGTTCCAAAATTATTGATCAGAGCAAACGCCCCAGTCAATTGGTTCGTAGTCGTGCACGAATCGATAACTTTTTCGATCCACTTAGCTACGTCACCGTAATGATTGCTAGTTGCTGCCATCTTACTTTATTTTTGTGTTTGTTCTGCCGTCCTTCCAGTAATCGTCGCCGCCGTAGTACAGAAAAATTTCCTCCCCAGCTTTAATAGGGGCACACGAGTAAAACTTAAAACTGCGAGATGTAGTATCAGTCACCCAGTACGCATTGCTCGGAGATCGGTGATTGTATAGCATTCCGTAACCTAAAACTGCGACCTGTTTGGTTTCAGCCGTCATTGGTCCGGCCGGATAGTTGAACCGGTAATCTATAAGAAGAGAAGACGATTCTCCGTAAGCTATAGGAAGTTCGACAAAAGCGCACTCTTCGATTAGTTCGTTGTTCGCTATGTCTTCCGTCGCAAACACTCCCCAACCGTGGACTGGGCTCTCCCTTACTTGTATCTTCTTTGATTGAAACAGAGCTATCATCACTTTATGAGTTCTTGTATTTTTCTGTCAAGCTCTTCCAGAACCCTGCTAATTCCGTACTTGTTGATAAAGTAGCTGAGAACCGGCCCGGCATTGTTTTCCAAGTACCAAACACTGTTGAGGTGACTGTACTCTTTCATCCACTGAAAAGCATGCTTAGTTAAGCACTCCTTGTACACGTCTTCTTCCCGGTAAAACATCTCGTTATTTGCCATGGTCAATGTACGATTCTTTTGTGATGGCGATAATTCTCTCCCTCTGCTCAGGAGTCCAACTGTGACGGGCTCTCCACATTTCGACAAGAGCTTCTGCTAGCTCTTCATCGTAGTAGTTGGATCCCTTTTCTTCTTGGATGGTGATGATTATGCCTGGTTCGGCGAAGGTTGTTTGCATATAATTTCGCTAGTCTTTTTTACTAACGATATTATACTACTCAGGCTGTTGTTTGGATTTTAGTTTGGGCTTACTTTTCTTAACTTTCAAGCCCTTTTTCTTTGGGTTCAACCCAAAAATGTTAGGATCGCCGGTCTGGGATAAACTTGCTTGCTGCAAGAATTGGTCAAAATTTTCGACGAGCCTCTTCATGTTGTTTACTTTGTCACTCCGAATATCATCGCCAGTATTATTCCAGCGATTGCAGTGAAGACTATCCAAATGATCTTAGTAACAGTGTCCTTAAACGACATCATGTCTTTGTGTTCTTCTATAAACTTGTCGAAGTCCTTTTCCTCGGATTCTTGCTTCTTTCTGAATTCTGTGTTCTTGTTGACCCTAACGATAATTCCGTCTTCCGGATCCAGTAACTGTCTCTTTATCGCACGAAGATCTTCCTTCATTCCTTCTTGAGACTGATCGATCCGCTCTATTCTCTCTTGAATTGCTTTTAATTCGCCGTTCGGTAGTTGCTTCTTAATGACTTCTAATGCTGTTAGAATGTCATTCATCATGTTATCCACTGAATCGTTAGTGCCACGAGAACCTGTCATTTCGTGTACGAAGTTATTTTTAGTAAAAAGTAGTTGATTAAGCGGTTGGCTCTTCGGTTTCTTCTCCCGATGGAGCAGGCTCTTCGGATCCGTCTTCCGGACCGTCTAGCAAGGTAACTTCGTCTTGTCCAGGTTCAGTAGCTGGAATTTCGTCAGTCATTTCCGGTGTTTCCGGTTCAGCAACGATAGGTTTGGTTGGAAGTTCTGGCTGTTCCCCAATCGTAGGAACTGACATTCCACCGTCCTGAGCGGCTGTGAATTCTTCAAAACTTAAGACCTTCTTAGCTCCGCTGCTAGTTAAACTCATTTCTGCCATGTTGGTTATGCAATTTTGAGTTATTTATACGGAAAGAGGAACAATTTGAGCCTCGCTCTTGCACAAATTGTTAATTGTTTCTAGCGGTTCCGCACGTTGGGCAGAAGGCTTCACCGGATCTCCACCTACGGCCGCAACCTGTGCAGTACGAGCGAATCTCGCCAATCTCTGCGGGTTTTTGGCTTTCTGGAAGGATCTTCACTGTGTAGTAAGCGCAAGCGTAGAAGCTGAAATCTCCGTAAGTATCGACCAGCTTCTGGTTTGAGCGTTCACCCTTTTCGATTCTACCTGTCTCTATGTTTAGAGAGGATTTTGTCAACTTTAGGCCAATCGGTATTTTATCAGAAAAACTGTCCTCACAAGCCAGGTTCATGTTAGCTGAGTAATTAGCTGACATTCCGATGTTGTCTCCGAGACCTGCGCTTGGCGTGCTGTTGAAATAACAGTGGTCAGACGTGAAGGTCGGATTGACGGTCGGATTTCCGGTAGTTCCGCCGCAAATTGTCGGTCCATTAATAGTGATGGAACCGTTTCCGCAGAACCAATTTTTCGGTTGGACGATCTCATCGTAGAACTCGACTGTTACCAGTCCGTTCTTTGCGATTGCAGCTCTTCCTTCAGCTGAATTTTCTGCTTCGTAGGTCGTGAATTTGAACTTACGATCCTCTTCCAAGAACCGTTCGAGGTAACCTCTTTGGCCAGGATTCACGACGATACCTCCACCTGACACGGAAACTCCGTTGATGGAAATTTTTGCGAGAACTCTGTTTGACCTTGGATTCCAAAGCTCAATCTCAAAGGAGGTTCCGTCCTTCATGTAAACGTTTTCTCCGTAAAGCTTTAGACGATTTCTACTCACGGTGACGTGAGCGGTTGGAGTTGGATTTGATGTTGAGTAATAGTATACTCCGCTCGAATAGTACGAGCTTGATTGATTTAGGTACATAGTTAGCTGTGTTATTTTTGCAAATCTCATCGCGACCGTTCGATCGATCGCTCAAGGGCCCTTGGACCCGAGACTCACAGAGCGAGGCTCTATGTTCCAATAGTATTTATACGATGGTTGGAAAATTAGTTTTGCCGAGAAACTAGCTTAACGAAATCGCTAATAGTGTAACACAGTACAGCTTTCTGATCGTAGTGTTCCAGTGTGAATTCTATGATCTCGTCGATCTGCGATTCGCTGCAGTAAATTCTCACAGGGATCATACGGTCGTTGAACTGTTCGTTATCTTCGCTGACCCACTGCCCCTTTGAAGTTTTGAATATGGTCAGTCCTCCAGCAATCGACCGAACTTTATCGTCCCACTGGTGGTGATAAGCAAGGTCGAACTTATTACCAGCATTGTCATGGTACGGGACAAGAATTTCCCAAAGATACTTTCGGCTAGCTATTTTCATCGAACACAGATTTGAACAGGGTTCGTAATGCAGATAAGGTCACTGTGCTCTTTGCGCTGTAATAAAGTTTGTCATCGTCTGCTTCGCCGAACATTGCAAATATTGACTCAGCATGAAATTTTTGGAGTTTGTCGACTGTTCGCTTAGCGTACATGTACTTTCCTTCCAGGTGGGTCTCTATCTCGTTAAGCCAGTCAGCCATGACTTTGTTATGAGTTGTGAACCTTCTTTTTTCCTTCTTCCACTGATTTCCGCACTTGTTGCAGTGATTGACCTCGTTTGTGTCAATTTCCATCTCACCGTAGATACTTCCGCACCCCAAGAAAAAATCGCCGCCAACGTGACCATCACCTTGAACTCTCTGAATCTTGTCGACCACGTCAAGATTTCCGTCAGCTCCGCACTTTGGACAGGTGCTGTTGTGCAGGTTTACGTAAGACCGATTAGATTCGTCTTCTTCGGCTTCCTTTACTTTGGCCATTCCTCTGAGCTCTTCCAACTCTTTCTGAACTATAGCTCTTTGTTCAGCATTCTGCTTGTTACCTGCTTTAGCCAAGCGGTTTGTGCGCTTGACCCACCAAATTTTTAACGATTTGAACATTTTAGTGATTCGTTATGTGATTTCTTACAGATTGTACCAATTCGTCGATGGAACTGTACACGGTCGGCCCGCAAGCAAGTGAGGTTTGCTTTCTGACATCAAACGATCTGGGATAATTAGGATGCGTCCCCACGAATATTCTGCGTACGTTCCCTTGGGTAGGAAGTCTTAGCCTACCCCACAAGCCGTACTCGAACAGAGTGATCGGATTTAACGAACCTTCCGAGAACCAAAAGAGAATCATGTCAGCTTTTTCGAGGTGCTTAAATTCCCACTCTATTTGAACGTCTGACTCTTTCTCGTCGCCAGTATCAAAATTGTCTCTTCGTGGGTTGAAGATGACTAGGTCCGGAATGTCAAACAATTTTTCTATCACTTCGTTCTGCCAGTTTGGGCAGTTAGTGATTCCGCCAGCAAGAAAGATGCTTCTGGAAGCTAGGGATTTTTCAGAATAGTTCGGTGCTTGAAGGACTACCGCCATAGGATTTGATCATTTTGCCCAATCGTAAGTCTTTCCGGTCAACGGATTGTAGCTAAAGATTGCGTACTCAAGAAGGATGCGTTTCTTCTCTTTCTTCTTCTTTTTACGAGGAAAATTCTGAAGGTTTTTGTACTGATCAATAAGATCGTCACACCTCTGCTTGTTTTTTTCTTCCATGTCGTGCATCATGTCCACAAACATGTAAGTGGTTCCCATCAGATAACCTAGAGCGCTCATTTTTCTACGATTTTGCAGTATTTCTTTTTGAATTTCACTGTGTAGGACCCCATCATGCTTGACCACACGCCTTTGTAAGAGTGTTTGAGTTCCTTATCGACCTTCATTCGCGAACCTTCCGGAATTCCATCGTGTTCTTTGATCACTTCTACTACCATGTTGACACAATTTTTTTAGATGAACCTTAAGCTCACCTAAATTATACTACAAAAAGGAAAAAATGGAATGGTTACTGCATGTTTCCAAGCTCTTCGTACTTGGCAAGGATCGTGTCGATAGCTTCTTTTCTACCGGGAGAAATGTTTGTTATCATGTCTCCCAAATTGACCGAATTGTGATAGATCGAGTCAAATTCGTTGGAACTTATGATGCTAGGATCCTGTTTCTGCAGAGAGATGATGTCGACCAGCGTGTTGCTCAGCAGATCTTCTGCGCTGTGCAGATCTATTGCAGTTGGATCTTGCTCTAGGTAAGAAACGTAGCTTGTGATGTTATCTGCAAGGTCAGCTATCTCGTTACGTATCATCTTGTAGTCGACTTTGGAAGTCGGCGCACTGCTTTTCTTCAGCGAGAACACAGGAATCTTCACGATCTTCTGTTCAGCTCCTTCTAGCTGAACTCTTGCAAAGTCGCCAACGATTTCAAGCACTTGACCTTTACCTCTGTAAGAATCTACGTAATCCCTTTCACCTATTTCGTTAGGATCGGAACTGCTGGCTAGTTCAGCTTCTGGGTTTTCTAGAAAGCGGTCTGCGCTGAATTCTTCGAAGACCTTTACGTGTTTTCTTGGCATAACTAAGGTAACTTTTTGTTATTTATTACCTTTTGAATTCCACCTTTACTCGAGATCTGAATTCTACCGGAAATTGATCACCGGCTACTTGAAAAAGATCAGAAAAACACCCATCTACCAAATAAGTGACTGCCCAATCGTCCGGAGTTCGTATAGATCGGCCAGTTCCTTGTAAGACTGATATGGAAGTCTTCCAGTTGTACCATTTTTGCGAGAATTTGAGCTTTGCTGCAACGTACTTATCACCAAGGTGAGGGTAAGGTACCTTCATGAACACCTGAAACCGAGAAAGGTCGTCGATTAGGTTCAAACCTTCAAGCAGTGAAGGCCCCATGAGAACAGTTCCCCTCTTCTTCTTCATCTTCTTCAACATGACGTCCTTTTCCTCAGAACCTTTGTAAAGAAGGACCCTCTTCCTGACCTCTTTAGGAAGGGCCTGCCACAATTTTTGCCCAAGTTCATAAGAACCAGTGTGTATGATGCCTGAATCGTCTGGGTGTGTAGCTAGGATTTGGGATAGAGTCTTAACACCCCATTCGAAGTTATCTTCTAAGTGCCGAGCTGACATCTTCTTTCCTGGGTAGTAAATGATAGGTGAGTTATCCCACTTGAAGTGAGAATCCATCTTGAAGTACCTTGCGTTCTTTATTCCGTGATTCTTCATGAAATCGGTTGGGTTGCCTACTGTTGCTGTCATTAGCAGTTTGAACCCAAACTGGTTGAAGAAGTGCTTTCCTAGCAAGTAGTATTCGTCGATGCAGTTGAAAGCTATGCTTTTCTCGCCTGGATTTTTTACCATCTTGCTGACTCCAACTTGGTCTATTATGTCGCAATAATCTTCTATCTTGCAGTGACAGTCCTTGCACCAGTCGTAAAGGTTGAACACTTTTATCCACTCTCGTGGCACATCTTCTTCGCCGAACTCTTTACCTGCAATCTCTCGAATATCACCGACTGAAGAAACCAAACTTTCGAGTATCTTTTCTACTTCTTTCATCAAAGTCAGAAGAACGTCGTGATCTTCTTCGGCATAGATGTCCTTGACCAACCGCTCTAGACGATTTATGTCGATCTTCGGTCTCTTCAAACCTATGTCGAACAAGCCGTCTGATAATCTTTCGACTTTCTTGTAGATGTCATGCGAGACTAACGGGCTGAAGTGACCTTGAACGATGTCCAGTATCTTGTGAGCTTCATCACAGACTACAAAATCTCTCTTCGGAAACGGTGGAGTAGTCTGCTTTTCTTCGACGTAATTTCTTTGGATGAGCGCGTAAGGGTAGGTGAGAAGAGCTAACGGCGAGCGTATCGATTTTCTTCTTGCCATCAGATAGCCGCAGTGCTTGAAACACGGTAGGGATTCTGCCGCTTGGTACGACATTCCCTTGCTCTTGCAATCTCCGATCGAAAATCTTTCTCCGTTTACTGCACACGCGTAATTATCAACGCCCTTCACGTTTCCCCAGTTCCAAAGTTGCATTCTTCTGAAATCGTTGACGTACTGCTGGTGAAGGACGAGATCCGAAGCGAGTATGTAGCCACGTTTTCCCTTGTGAATGAGAAAGTCAGCGGCTACCATAGCGATGATTGACTTTCCTGACCCAGTCGGAGCGTCCAACAGGTAAATGCCGTCCGGATCCTCAAAGTAGGCTTCGAGTATGTCGATTATGACCTCTTTTTGCTGAGGCCTGAACTGTAGTGTTGGGTGCTTTGTTTGAACGAACTGTTCGAACTCTTTTTTCAGATCCGTCATTTGGAATTCTTTGCTAATTTTTACTAACCAATTCGATTGAGTTTCGAAAGGATTAGCCGCATTGATCTTCCTGGTCGACAGAATCTATTGGAAGTTCGAAGAATGGAGTTTTGTCGAAAATCTCGGTAAAAGCTTTTCCGCTAGGGCTTATACAGCCGTAAGTGTACTGCAAGTACTCAAAAACGGTCTCGCCTTTTTTGAAGTCTCTACCCAACCATGGGCATTCTTCCTGGGTCACATCTCGTGTGAGCTGGTATGCATGTGATCGTTGACTCATAGTTTTATTCATCTTTTATGGTACGGCCACAACCGTTCCTTGGTTCAAAAAAAGACCGGGACGTTTAGGGCCGTCCCGGTCCAAAGAAAGGAGATGTATGATTAAATCTGCTCAGCCTTTTCGGTCATTTCGAAAGTGAAGTCCAACTGGTGACCGTCCAGGAAGAGAGTGAGTTTGTTCTCGTCGAAGGTCTTGAACTCCTTGAACCATTTCTTCGAAAGGATGAGGGAGAACTTGGTCTTCGCGATTTCGCGTAGAGCTGCCCGACGAGCTTTGTTAAGTTCGTCAGACTTCGTGATGATGTAATTCTGAAGAGCTTTCTGCTGATCTTCCGGTTTCATGCTCATGAAGAGCGGAGAGTTGATCTGCTGGTTGTACTCTTCGATAGCGACAGCCATTACCCATTCAGATGGTTTGGAGATAGGTCCTTTTGCTATGTTGGCAATCACGTCCTCAACTTTCGGTAAGGACGACAGACCTTTCACCTTAGTGAACAGGTTGACTGACATGTAGAAGTCGGTGGATTCAGCGGCTGTCATTTTCGGAGCAAAACCGTTGTAGTCGGTGATGCCGTTCTGCTTTAACCATTCTGCTGCTTCCTGACCGTAGGTGTCAGCGTACGATTTGCTTTCCTTCGGGAAGAGATTCTTCCTGTAGTAATCGTAAACTTTTTTGCGACCCTGAAGCTTGATCAGTTCCCATTCCTGGCGAGCCAGATCGTTAGCTGAACAGTTCTGGACCATCGCTCTGTTCACGAGAGGAAGGCTGCCAAGGTCAAGGATGATGTAATCTTCCTGAATCTCAGCTGTGATTCCGCGGCTGAGCAGCAGGTCGTACAGTTCCTTCGTGTAATTCACCGGAAGTTTGGTGATGTTGAGAATACCGTCCTTGATGAGAGTGTAAGCTCTGTACTTGAACGATGGGACCGAAGTGATGTTGTGCTCATTAGCTGGCAGTTCAACAGTTCCTTCAATGCGACACAGAACCGAAAGGTTTGCGCGACTCTCATTCCAGACAAGGCTGGTGAGAGCGTAACCAGGGTTCGGGTCGGTCTGAACGAACTTTGCTTCGATCTGTTCAGGTTCGCCGGCTTCGTTAACCGCGGTAACGCGCTTGCGGCCAATGCGGTTGTAATTGAATTCCGAGTGGCCAGGGAAGAATTTGTTGTCCATCTCGCCAAGGTCGTTGATCAGATCCATGACGCAGTACGCATGGTCGTCAACTCTGGTGATTGGGAAGACTCCTTCAGGGAACCTCTTCGTAACGTCAACGACGCATTCAGCCACAGCAGCTTTGAAGGCATTGAGCTTCTGCTTTCCGAAAGCGTTTGCGAGCATGCGGTAGTGGTACGGGTCGCTCAGCATGTTGAACATCCGTTCGGCATCATCGTTGAGAAGTTTGTCTGACAGGACGTAAACCGCTGCATAGAGGGCAGAATTGTCCGGAAGGACGGAGGTACCGAGAGGTTTGGATGAGAAGTAGTAAACCTGGTCAACGTCTTCGCTCACCATGATCTTTCCGTTGTCAATGTTGTACAGGACAACACCACCGGACGGAGTGACTGAGAAAGCGAAATCGTAAAGGTCCGACTCAACGTCGACGACAACTTTCTTGCCACCGGTGAGACCGGTTGAGATCTTCTTGTCGAACATCGGTTCGAACTCGTCGAAACCGTCGCAGTATTATACTACTTGGGGTGAAATTGTTTCACTTTCTGTTAACAATTGTTGGTGTTCAGACGCATGGTACCAGTACTTAGTTAGGTGGTCCTTTTCGAAATCTTCTAGAGGAACCCACACGTATGTTTCACAACTGTCGTCTCTGATATTTTCGGGAATGTTAACGAGTACTTGCCCGTTTTCATCCTTTCCGATTGCGTTCATTCCGCAGCCTTCGCACAGGACAGGAACGTAAGTTCCGTTTTTCAAAGAAGCAGCGGTTTCCCTGATGTTTATGTCAGGCTGTGTTTTATCTCCAAACGTTGCAGCTGAACACTGCGTGCAAAAATCAGCCATTTGTTCTAGGTGTTTTTCATGATGCGCATCGCGTAGCTGTTGACTACTGGTGTGCCTGTGTTATAGTACCCAAGAGCGATGTCCCAACGCTTTGACATCTTGTAAAGGTACGCCATGTACTTCATTGAGATTTCAACGTTAAGCTCAAGGTCAGTAAGGAGTTGATCTTTCGTTACTCGTTCACCGTAAATGTAGGTTGCGGTTGATGGAAGTATCTGCATTGCTCCGCACGCCCCAGCGCTGGAAACTCTAGCTGGATTGTAGTCCCAGTGAAACGGTCCCTCGTACCCGGTTTCTGCTTCAGCTATTCCGAGTGCTATTTGAAGAGGTACCTCGTACTTTTCCGAGTATTCAACCAAGTAATCGTACATTCTGATGCTTAGAGGTCCCTTGCTAATAGGCGTTCCAACCGTCTGTATCTTTTTTTGGGTTACTTTGGTCGTTTCATAAGACCAGACTGCGCCTAATAGCATTAGCGACGCTAGAAATATGATTAATTTCGCGCGTATCATGGTTTTACTGCTTCCTGGTATTTTTGGTTAGCGTAAACGTTGAAGATTGCTGTACCAACCGAATCGCAGTACACAGTGTAGTTTCCAGTAGAGCGATCTATGATCATGAGTTCGCTTTGTTCGTTCACCGCAACTGAGGTTTCTCTCAGAGTCTTAACGTTTCCGAGAGGTGATTCTTGAACAGGTTTGTTGGTGAAAACATAATAGTAGTAACCGATGAAAAAACCAACTACTAGAACGATTGCTATTACTAGGGCATTTCCTAGACCTTTGAATAGTTTCTTTACCCACTCTTCAGCATTTTGAAAAATTACTTTAGGATTGTCCATTTCTTATTTTTGTTATTTGTTCTTCCGGCAGCATTTGGATGGCCGCTTCGACCACGGTCTTGAAGTCTTTTAGACCTATGACCATGAGCCGGCCTCCGTACTCGACGAATTCTTCGTCTTCGACGGAACTAATTTCCGATCTGTGCTGATTTACGATCTGCTCAGCTAAAACGCGAGAGATCTCTGTGCGAACGAGCTCGTCGAGAGCGCGTTCTCCAAGGTTAGCCCGCTTTACAAGTTCCTTATCTATTCTGTACTTGCAAGTGTGAAGAGTGTTCCCCAGTTTGAATTGGCGAAACAACTTCATTATGGTTCTGTTAATAGTTTCGTCTTCGCACATTAGTCGATAGTTTGGGCTAACCTACTAAAAAATGCGGTGATCGGTCTAGTTATTTATACTCCAATTAGACGAAAGGTTTATCTGAGCTCCAAGCTATAGGTGTTGATCCAGCAGTAGTTACAGTCATTCCGATTGGACTGGAATCGGTTAGAAGAGAACCGTTGGTTGATGCTCTCAAAAGAAGGTGAGAATCGTAAGATATGTTCAATCCTGATGTCGGCGCAGAAAAGTTTTCCCAGTATTTTGCAACAGTTGGATTTACGTGAAAGTTGCTTATCAACTCGGTGAAGTAAGTGGTAGAAGCGTATCCAGGGTCGATTCCCAAATGCATAACAGTTTCAGTATCAGTGATGTTGTCCGGTATGTAAGCCGCTGCTCCAAGCTGAGTGTCGTTGTGAAATATCCTCACGTAATTCTTGTAACGGCATATCGCTATGTGGATCCACTCATCCTGCCAGGTAGGCAAGCCTCTGAATATGTACTGCCCGTTGTACCAAAAATAGATTGCTCCGCTTTTCGAGCTTGTGCCGAATCCTGAAGGCCATGCACCGAACTGAAATACTCTAGGAAAATCCGAACCTAAGCTCTGTTTCTGGAACCATTCAACTGTAAAATCATTCGTTCCTGGGAGAAGGTCGGTAGCGCTGGCTACTTCTCCGTAACACGTTCCAGTTCCAGTGAAGCTCATCGACCCGCTGACCTCGTAAGAAGTGTACAGGCTGTTGGTAGAAAGGAACGTGTCGAACCAGGGTATCGTTGTGCCAGGTTCCAATCCTGTGCTGCTCTTGTATAGAGATTGTAGTAGCGAAAGGTAGCTAGCATCAGTCTTATTAGTGGACCTAAAGAATGTCGGTTCAGCTCCGTTCTACAAAGCTATGATGAACCCGGGTATCTCGTTTGGTTCCATGTACCACGTCAACCCACCAGGAAGTTCATCGTAATTAAGGTTCGGTTCGCCTATCGACATGTTGTAATAGGCTATCCCGCCTGCACCGATGTCTCCGATTGCAAAAGGTCTGGCTTGGTAAGTTGACATGATCCGCTACTTTATTCTTATTTATCAGTAGTTTGTGATCAGCTCGGTCCTGAAAATTAAACGGTCAGTTCCCTGTTCGGTCAGTTCTACCAAGTAGGTCTTGCGATTCTGTAAGTGAATTCCCCAGATGAAGAACAGCTGAGAGTTGAATATTTCCCAACCACACCTAAATATTTCGGCATCATCGTCCTTCAGAATGACGTTTACTTTCGGTTCGATCCTTTTCTCCTTGAGAAACGATGTTTTTATCAGAACAACGTCCTTCCCGTCGTACTCGACGATCATGTCGGTTTTATCAAGAACAGTAGAGCCGTAGGTGTCTTCGACTTGCTGAAAAACTTCCGGACTCTTGTAACCATGAAACACGTAAACGTCACGATCAGTTTTCGGAACGATTGCTTTGTCAGATATTGGACAGCAGTTGTAAGTGTAATTATCGTAAATGTTTAGGTTTATGTCGAACGATTCCTCAATGTCCACTACTGGGAGGGCTTTAGGGAGGTCGTACTTTGACAGTATGATGTTGAATGTGTCCTCATCGTGAAACTTAAAGATGGACCTCCTGGTCGAATCCTTGTGCTCGTTGTAGATGTCCATCTGCTCTTTGAAGAACCACGCTGACCTTTCGTCGTATAGCATCACGTTGGTCTTTCGTCTAGGAAATATTCTAACAGGAACACCTATCTCGTCGCCAAGAGCGTGCAACGAACTAACGCGGTCGCCGTTATCTTCTATGCTGTAGATGACGTCGTGCACGTGGGAATTCGTCAAGGGGTAATTTTCCAGCTGGTTGAAGTACTTAGCTATCGAATCCATGCCTACCGTGATGTAAATGTCGGTGTCAAGGAACACGAACTTCTTTCCTGGAAAAGCAGTAAGTGAGTCGAGTTGAATGACCGGCTTGGAAGTGATCGTGTTGAAGCTGCGCCCGCGCTTGTCAAGAAAATCCCTGCCTGTGATGTCTATCCGCCTAACTACGAATTGATCGGATAGCTCGTGAACTAACGTGGACGAATAGTTCACCGTGTACAAAATGCACCTTCTTCTCGAGAACTTTTCTATCGTGCTGATCAGAGTTCTAGCGGTCGGCTCGTAACTCTGCGTGAAGTATGTGATGTAGTAGAAATCGTCCAAGTACTCCACTTTTCTCCTAGCTACGATCGCTTGGCCCCTTCTCTTGAACTCAGTGTGCTTCTTTCTGAAGAAGTGGTAGATCATCTTTTCTACTCCGCCAACGTACACTTTCCCGCCAGTCCAAAGTGCGTCAAACTTGATCTTGTAGCTGATCGGGTCCATGTTAGAACAGTCAAACATGACCTTCACATGAATCCCTAGCTTTTCGTAAGTTTCGGTTATCTTCCTCTCGTCGTACTCGTCGTAGTCTGGTTTTGACATGCACTCGTAAAAGGTTGGATCATTTAGGTAAACTGTTCTAACTTTTTCGGTGTTTCGAGTTATCGCCAAAGGTCCAGAGATGCGATTGTAAATTGGACCGTTCTCTCCGAAGGAGATCACGTCAAACTCGTCAAGATAAGGTTCCATCCAGGAAGCAACATCTCCAAGCAAAGTGTCAATATCGTACCAACCAACGAACTCGTAATCCTTCACATACTCTCGAAAAAGGTCCGGATAAGTAGGCTTAATATCGTTGAGCTTGTAAGCTGACGGGATTACTAGAGGTCTTTTTGTTCTGTCGAACAATCTCTGCTGAACGTCTCTCGGCGTGATCTTGAAGAATTTTACGTTTTCAGCTTCGAACTTTTTGTCGACTTCTTGGTCGGTGAAAAAGTAAAAATCGATTCTCTGGTTTAGGCAGGTTGAGTGGTGGTACTCGAAATAGCTGGGAAGCTTACCGAACCATACTTGGATTAGAGCTATCCTGTTCTTAGACATCTAATGTAACTTTTCGCTCTTATACTAAAAAAGCCTGAGTGGTTCAGGCTTCTGAGGGAATGGGGGAGTCGAACCCCCGACTAACGGTTTTAGAGACCGCCGTTCTACCGCTGAACTACAAACCCAATTTAATCGAAAGTTTCGCCAACTACTAAAACTTTTACGGACTTTTTCATGATCTTTCTTTGTAAAAATACTGTACCCCAATTTCGTTCAAAAAGTCAACCAGGGCATTGTACGCTGAGACTAAACCAGCTCTATCATCGAGAAGGATGCTGTAAAAGATCTTTCTACTCGAAGATTTGAAGAAAGATGGGTTCTCGTTTATCGTATGGTACGGAATGTCGTTCGCTTGAAGATAGGCTCTAACAAAATCGTGGCGTTCGTTAGCAGTTCCGGTCCAAACAACAAAGCTTATTCCAGGAACTTTTTCCAACGTTCTTAGTAGGTCAACTACCATGTCGTAAGTGTCTCCCTTTTTGCGATAATCGTACACAGTGTTGTCAAAATCGTACGCTACGACCAAACCTTCGTGAAATCGGTACTCGTCAACTAGTCTCTTGACTACGTTTTTATGATCTAAGTAAGTGTCCATGTTTTTCTTGTTAAAAGGAAACCTTCCGCTCACAGGAGCGGAAGGTTGCTGAAGATGTTGCGTTTATCGGTTAAACAAGCGATCGCTGTTGCTTCGTGATCAAGGTCAGGTTCTTTGAAAATTGAGAAATCCAAGTCTTTGTAGTAAATTTTTGAGATCCACTTGTGCAGGTCGAACTTTGAACCGACGTTTAGGTAGACCAGGGTTTCGTTTTCCCAGGTGTTCGGATGATCAATCATCCACTGCGCGACGGCGTGGCCAGCCTGTACGGCTGGGCTGGATCCCTTAAGATCCGTTCTCACTAACACAAACAGCTTCTGCATACTTCGCCATGATTTCGTCAACCTTTCTTTGTGAATACTCAGTTTCCGGGTTGATAGCCGTCTCTATAGATTTGCCTCTGAGCAGAGCGTACGCGATGTACATGTGCTTGAGTTGGCTTTTCTGTTCGAGCGCTAAAAGCTGCGCGTCTTTAGGATTCAAAGAACGTGTTCCCTTGAAGTTTACAGTTTTTCTCTGTTCCTTGGTCTGCCTCTGCTTTTCTGCGAGGGCTTTGATTTCCGATTTTAAGTCTTTTGTTGTCATTGTTTTTGAATTTTTTTGTTGTGAATTTTGTGAATTAACAGCTTGAGATTCAAAAACTCCGACAGGACTTCTAATGCTCTACTTCATCTTGTTTGATTTTTTTGTTATTGTGGTGCAAAATTGCTTAGTGAAGTTTAACGTACCACTTTTTCCGTTGAACTGTCACTTTTCAGCTTATTAGTTTCTACTTTTTTTGAGATCCAGTGTCCGTGCGAATTGTTGATCGCCTGCCTAAATTGCGGCCGAACGTACTTGGCTATGCTCTTTCTGAAATCGCCGTAGTTGAAGCTGTCAGCTATTCGGACAACGTAACCCTCATTAGTTTCTGAGTACTGAGCAAACGCTTTTTCGATAGCTTCTCTGTCGTAAATGCCGTCATAGATCACAGGAACTGTTTCCAGTCCAAGGATCTGAGCGTACTCAGTCGTTTCTTCCCAGGCCAAGCAAGTGTTATCGATCCAAACTGAAAACACCATGAAGTATGAAGGTAAGTTGTCATACTTCATTGAGTGAACAGTGTAGAGGTTCTCTCCGCATATTCGCATGTTATCGTCGATCATCCAACCGATTCTGGACCACAGGCCTTTCACCCAATTCCTGGTCTCGTGACTTCCTGAGTCTAACGAACGTGCGTGGATCTTATCGTTGTACATGGTCGTGTTCTCACCGTCCATCTTCAAGGTAACGATGACTCTTTTTCCGACAAAATGATCGTCGTTCGCCAAGATTCTGTCATCCTTTAGTAAATTGCTCCAAGGAAGGTGCATCGTTCTCGGGTACTTAACGTACTTTTGAAACAAGTGTAGCATGTTCCCTTCTGATAGGACTTTCTGAACGGATTCGTCGTAAAAGAGTTCACCTCTCAATCTAAAGCCGTTGGGCAGAATTATGTTTCCCCACTTATCGTATTGGAGATCATCGTACATGTGATCAGGTATGACGATCTGAGTTATACCAGCACTGTTGCGAATCTCGTTGCACGATAGAGTAGTTCTTTCTGCTGCAAGGTGGTGGTACTCGCACAGAGAAGCTCCGTTTTCTAGGTAATAACCTCCGTCTGAAAACAGCCTACGCTCTATGATGTGATGTGCGTCCTTAGCCGGGTTGCCGCACATCACACACGAGTAATTATCGCGAGCAAAAACTAGCGACCTAAAATCGTCCCGTGAGTATAGTGCTGGTGTTTCCATGAGAGTATTGTACCAATAAAAAACCTCACCCTTTTCAGGATGAGGTAAAAAAATAGTAGGTAGATTCCAGTACTTGCCCGATGCGATACCTACAAGTGTTGCGGGAGAAGGATTCGAACCTTCGACCTCAAGGTTATGAGCCTTGCGAGCTACCTCTGCTGCCACCCCGCGATGTAAAAAACGGGCGCCTTTAATAAACTTGATCGAGAACGTCACGCTAGCGCCCGTTTGGGTCGCCTCTGCGAAACGCTGAGGTCTTTCAGTTTTGCGTGTTTGTCTCGTTACCTATTTCATATCGTTGTTAAGCGTCGTTCTGGGTTATTTATACAAGGTTACCGAAAAAGGTTTCACTTGTTGTTTTTCCAATACATCAGCCGATCGAACGAAACGAAACTCTTGGTCGTCCGCTTTTCCACCTTTGAGAATCTCGTCCTCTTTAGCAACTTGCTCGTAAACTCTGGAAAATTCCGAAAAATTAGGTACGAATTGTTTCATACCTTTATTTATCGTCAGCAGTACCAGCCACTTTCGTTAGAACGATTCTCTCGTACTGTTCCTTACAGATGTCTACTAGAGCAGGATCGTTAAACGCGTAAATGTCCGGAATATTGAGAACGTAGCACTTTTCGGTTGCTCCAAGACTTTCGATCTCTTCCTTCACCATGTTGTAATTCTGAGAATTGACGAAAACTATCTCGTCTGCCCATTCAACCAAAGCTTCGGATATAGGGATTAGTGCGTAAGATTCGTCGGTTCCGCAGTTTCTGACGTTGTAACCGTACTCTCTGATCAGAAAATTCTGGAGAGTGGCTGACCTTAACAGACCAGCGGAGCACGCACACAGGACCTTCTTGGTCTTTCCCTGGTAATGGTTGTGAACGTTGTAGATTTGATTTCTAGTTGCTTTTATCATGTTCTTTCTAAATTTATACAACAAATGGCTGATAATCAGTTTCAGTTACTCCACGAAGTTCAGCTAGCATGTTCTGAGCTCCATCGTAATTCCAAGAGTGAACTATTACTATCGGCGGAGGGTCTTTCATCTTTGCTATGAACTGAGCTACTTCGTAACCCGTATTCTTACCGCTCTGTTGAAAAACCTTTCCTCCAAGATCGTGATCCAAGCTCGCCAAGTCAAATTTGATCTTTTTTAACAGATCAATAGCTTCAGCCGCATTTTCTGCAATGCTCAGTTCATGATTTGCGTCCCATCTTTTTTTGATGACATCGATCCGATTGTGATCGTCATCGAGGAATAGTATTTTCATTTCAGTCGTTATTTTAGCAGATCAATCTTACCCTTTTGTACGTCCTTCCATCTGCATTGTTTATTCGTTGTATGATCTATCACGGTTCCGTCAACGACCCGGTACGTTCTCTTCCTTAAACCCCTTCCTCCTTCTCCGATCTGATCGTTTCGACGATTCCGTACCTTTTCTTCGTGTTCGTTAGTCGCAATCGACTTCAGCTTTTCTTCTAACACATAGCCGTAGCCGTTAGCCACAATACGAAGAAAGCCTCCGAACTGCAACATCGTAATATTGTTTTTCCTTTTCAATTCCAATAGATTTGCGATTTAATTTTAAACAAGCAAGGTTAGTAGTTCCAGAACCCAT